TATAACCACTCGTCTAAAGTGCCGGCTTCCCAGATCGGGTAAAAGTGCAGTCCGATTGCGTTGGAGCTAGGGACTACTGCTCCAGATATAATATTGTTCCCGTACATTAACGAGCCGGAAACGGGCTCACGTATGCCATCTATATCTACAGGCGGTGCTGCGATAAAGGCGATTATAAAACATGAAGTAGCTGTGAGTAACGCTGGAATCATTAGCACACCAAACCAACCTACGTATAGGCGGTTGTTGGTGCTAGTGACCCAGTTACAAAACTTCTCCCAGTTGGTAGTAGTGTCTCTTTGTAATGAGATTGCTGCCATGTGATTAGCTTGAATGTATGTTGTCGCATTCCTCTTCGACTTTACTGAGGAAAAACTGGATGACTTTATATTTCTCCACCATAGGAAGGTCTGCATCCAGAAGAACTTTGTGTCTTGCACGTTGAAAATCAAAGCAAGTCATCTTCCATTTATATGGTGGAATCTGTCTCGGCTTAGAATACGCCGGGGATGATCTGACCAGTGGTGACATAGGCACCAAGAGCAGCAACAAAACCAAGCATCGCTGCCCAGCCGTTAAAACGTTCTGCTTCATGTGTAAAGATTGGGTTGGTGTTGTGGTGTGACATTTTAATTAATTGAATAGGTGGTTCGTAAGGGTACTCGTTCTCGAGTAATGTGTCTAAATCTTTTGTTTTCATTAGAGGTCTAGTTGGGTGATTTTTATATTTCCAGCAACAATAAATCGTTGTTTATCTGTACAACTAGGCATAGCTTGATGCCATAGATAAGAAGGGAAACATATTATGTCTCCCTCTTCTTGTTCTGGGGGGATAAAATAGTTACGATCTTTGTCAGTAAAACGAAAAGCTTTAAAAGAAGATCTTACAAAATGAACCCAAGATATCATGGAGCCATCACCAAAGTGATGATGGGGACAATGACTATCTCCTTTGTTGTAAAGTTGTGACCAGTAATAAAACTCATATCTACACGTGGTGTATATACCAATTTGTCGGAGTAGTTGTTCATGTATTTGTGAATACCTATGCCTCCAAATTTTATCTGGTCGTTGTTGTTCTTCTAAAAAGAAAGACGTTGTACACTCATCGTGTTTTGACATGCCATTTAATTTTTTAATGACATGCTGTATTTCTGATTCAGGAAATTTTATATTTTTGTAAAACCAATAAGGTGGTTTATACATTAGAACTGAAGATCTGATTGGTTAAGTTTGTCTACAACATCAGCTCTGTAGGCAGGGTCAGTATCATAACGTGGGTCACTCATTGCTGCTACGAGTTCAGCTTGTGACCTGTATACATCTCCCTTACTACCGGCTGGTTTGCCTTGTAGCATACGACCTTCGTAGCCATTGGCTTCATCATACTGACGTTGCAATCCTTGGAATGCAATACCAATAGCTGCTGGGTTACCAGAGTCTACCACAGAATCGAATGCGTCGATCTGATTGTTAGGTAAATTGTTAGCAGCCCATTCAATTACTCTGTTGTAATTGGCTTCTCCACCGGCTGCGTTTTGTACGCTATTGACTTGTCCTTCAGACATCTCAACACCTTGTGGAGCTTGAGGATTTTTAGCTTGAATTTCTAAGTAAGCATTCACTAAATCAGTGCTACTCATTTCAGAAAATTTTTCTATTGTTTCCTCTGATAGGGTACCATCGTTAGCATAGTACTCTTCGGATGCTTCGTTGATTAAACTGACCGCAGGAGCATCATCAGATATCTCTTCATCACTTCCTTCTTCCTCTGCGTATCCTTCGTCGCTTTCTTCGTAGTCTGGTTCTTCTTGTCCAAGTTTCTTTTGTAATGATAAGTATGCTGCTTCTAAATCTTCAGTGCTTTTATATTTACCAGCTAGTAGTTGTTCGTGTTCTGCTTCTAACTGTTCTCCTACTTGTAGAGAGTCCTGTTCCTCTGCGGTTAGAACCTCTGCTTCAGGAGTATTATCATACGAAAATGTTTCGCTCATTATTCAGGTTGTATTGGTGGTTGTTGTGGTTGTTTGCTTGGGTCAGCAGCAGGAGAATTAGCGAATTGACCAGCTTGATCTACGAGAGACATGTTTGTCTTCTCTTGAATCATCTGTTCCTTATCTTCTGCAAGCTGTTCAGGAGTCTTAACAAGGTTAAGTACATCAATACCTTGAGCAGCAGCAAGACGTTTGATAGCTTCGATAGGATTGATAAACTTCATCAATGCCTCTGGTCCTACTGTGCCTGCAACTGTTTGCATAAACATAGTAAGAGCTTCTCTGTCTTGTCCGCGTCCTAAAGCATTAACACCAGCCACAATTTGTGGTCTGATTATATCTTTAGGTAACTTAGGTAGCTCATTAGTTCTTTGTAAAACTAAAAGAGTTCTATCTAAATATGGTATTAAGAAAGATGTAGTCAACAAACTGAAGATGCCACCGAGCTGTTGCTCTAGTTCTAACTGTGTTAGTCTGACTTCTTCTGCTGTTACTCTCTCTGCATTCCTCACATTCATCACTAAGAATGCTTCAAGCAATCTTCTTTCTATTGTTTGTGCCATGTTTGCAGCAGTAGAGAAGTCGGCTGTCTTACCAACCTGTACTACCTGTACGTCTTCTGCCCTGCCCTGCACAATGGCTCCATTTCCAGCCTTCGCAATTACTGAAGGCTTGGTTGTAGAAGATGGACTGACTAGAAAGATTACCTTACTAGCAGCAGCAGCTCCTTCAACAAGAGCTTGCGATAAACCTTCGAGAGATTTGAGATCACCAAGGAACTCTTCTACTCTACCACGTCCGTACTGTTCTCCATCGACAGAATTAAAAGTCAGAACGAGCCAAGGGCTTGCATTCTTTGGAGCTGTACTACGTGTGCCCGGTATTATCATGTCTTCTACTTCCTGATACCATACCCATCTGCCGTTCTCTAGTTTCACGCACGTGTAAACTTCGACATCATCAGTATGTGTACCAGTGTTGCTTTCGTCGATGCCCGTGTTGGGTTGTTTCTTTGGTATTTCGTAACCGAGTACGTCTCGACTTATCAATTCCTTTGTAACTATTTCTAGGACGTTACCATTTCCATCTCTGTTGACGACATACCTATTGAGTGGATAGTTTTTTATACCATCCTTACCCATGAATAGCAAAGCATTACCACCTACAATTAAATGTTTAAGTGCTTGGTGTATAACTACTCTATCATTTGATGCAGCGATGTAGTCCATGACCATTCGTTCCATCTTAGATAAAGATAGTTCCATTTCTGACATTGCTTCAGGAGGTAGATCTTCACCTAACTTATCTTGTCTTACCTGTAGCTTAAAGAAAGAACCTTGTGGAGGTAGAATAGCAAGCATAAGTTTTGCTGCTAATCCTACCACACACTTGGAACCAACTGACTGCCACGGAATATTAAGAGTTTCGTGTGTAGGTCTTGAAGATGTATCGTCTTGAATTAAATAAGGTAACGTGAGTTTGCTACAATCAACTGCTTTATCTAGGAATTGTCTTCGATCTGTTACCAGTTCATTGTATCGTTCACGTGCGGTCATTAGTTAAGACCTCCGCCTGTGGCGTCGTTACCTGTATTTACTTTAGGATTTAATTTAATCCTCAATGAACCTGTACCTTTTGAGTACTGGTTTTTATTTTTATTACCACGGTCATCCTTTGCTCTCTTCACCTGTGGATTTACATCCTTCATTACTGGGTCAGGTGGTGGCGCAGTAGGTGTAGGAGGTAATGGTGGTGGTGGAGCTGGGGGTAAAGGTGGTGGTGGTGCAGGCGCGGAGCCTCCTCCAAATAAACACATTAGATTTCGTCCTCTTCTATGGATTTTATGTAATCAATTACACTAGCTTGACCAGCTCTGTACATAATTGATTCTATTTTTTCTGATGGGTGAACTGGTTTCCACCCGAAGTTATCATCTAACTTCTTTAGTAACTCTTCAAGTCTATCGTTATGTAGCTTAAGAGTATTGAGGGAGATTGACATTCGAGTGTTCAAAAAATGCAGGCATTCTAGCTGCCTTTGTTTGCGAAAATTGTGGTGCTTTGCCTTCGTACATAAGTCTGTCGCTGGCATCTAACCAAAATTTTTTGTCCAAATATCTATCGGCATTTTGTTTTAAGGGTTGCATTACCCAGTTGATAGTTGCCTTTCTTAGTTTGTCTAGTGACTGACTAGGTTTTAGTCCTAGCTCTGTACATACCA